GGTGCTTTTTCGCAACGGGGCATGAGATGGATCACGTTCGGTTATCGCCATGCTGAAACAGTTTTTAAACTGTTAGCTGGTGATTTACCGGACAGATCCTACTCACTCAAACGTACAAATTTTAGAGAAAGAGTGAGAAGACCGATGCGAGTCTCATTAGGCTGTCATCTTTTGGGAGCAGCCGAACCAGTCCCCGACACGTCGCATGGACCTTCACAATGTGAAGCGAATATAAAAAGAGTATCTGCAGCGATGCCACCAATAAATAGAGCAAAATTAAGGAGGTTGAAGAGGTTCGTCACACGTACATGTGCAAAGGAATTCGCTGGAATGCAATTCACACCTGAGGAAAATTTTGATTTCGATGAATGGATAAAACAAGCACCTTATACACAGGAGCGAAAAGCCTCATTAATAGAAACACACGATCAATCGTATTCATCTTATCGGAAGAAAATGTATAACGTAAAATCACACACGAAGAATGAAAGCTACCCATCATATAAAGCATTTAGACTTATCTGTTCACGGTCAGATGAGTACAAGTGTGAAGTAGGGCCATTTTTCCAGAAATTGGGAGACGTAGTATTCCAAAACAAACATTTTATTAAGAAAATCCCTGTAGAGGGGCGGCCGGCAGCGTTACTGGATATGATAAAGGATAAGTCACACACGTTCTTTACGGACTATAGTTCATTTGAAGCAACATTTGTGAGGGAATTGATGGTAATAGAGCGCGGCATTTATGCTTGGTTTTTGGAGTTTAGTCCGCACAAGGACCGACTAATGGATTTATTCGACCAAGGAATATTCAACACCAACCACATCGTTTTGAATGATTGGGCCTTTTCTGTATTGATGAAGAGGATGTCAGGCGAAATGAACACTTCAGTTTCTAATGGATTGATGAACATGTTTATGACATTTTTCATTTTAGAGGAAGCAGGAGCGGCAGAGTATGATGGTTATTTTGAAGGGGATGATGGAGTGACGTGGTATTTAGCTAGAAATCATGGTCATTCTCAGCCGCCAACAGAACAAGATTATTTAGATATAGGAGCAAAAATAAAAATAATAACACCAGATGAACCAACTTTGGAATCATTCTGTGGATTGATATTTGATCCAGATGTCCTTGATAATGTGACGGAGCCTTTGTCTTCGCTAATGTCATTCGGATATACTACAGATCAATATATTAATGCATCAGATGACAAATTGTCGGCTCTACTCAAATCAAAATCCTTATCAATGTTATACTCCTACCCCGGGAGCCCAATACACAAATCATTAGCATTATATGGATTGAGGATGATGAAACATATAGATGATGAGTACATGATGAAGGTTTGTTCAAAAACATATATGAATGCCTACGAACGTGAGGAACTATCATTGAACGAAAGAAGAAAAGATAGGTATGAGGAGATGTTAGCTAAACCAATAAATTACAAGACAAGGTTGCTAGTGGAGAGAAAGTTTGGTGTCTCGGTGGAAATGCAGAGGTACGTGGAAAAGTATTTGGATGAACTCACGGTGTTACAACCGTTAAACATCCCGATGGTTTTGGATCACATAAATCAAGACTGCCT